TCCCATGATCCGGGGAAGTCTTGCGCGGTCGCGCTGCGCTTCAGGAACAGCGCGTTGCCCGTTATGCTGGAAATGAAGAGGATTCCGGCTGCTCTCACCACTTCCAACCTTCTCGCATGGTCCCTAACCTTTCGGAACTATAGGCGCGGTGGTAGAGTTCCTTTACCACAGGTTTATGGAGGCGACAAAATGAACGGCTCCGGGTTGCTTGGTTTTCTCATCACCATCATTGTCCTATTCGCGGTAGGCGCGATCTTCTTCCTGACCATCGATCGGGTCGCCAAGGACGCCTTTCTGGCGAAGATCGCGAAGATCGTGGTCGGGTGCTTGATTCTGATCGCCTTCATCATCGCTATCGCCGGCGTGCTCGGCTTCGGCGGCGGCGGCGTGTCGGCATCCCCGCAGTCCATCGTCATCTTCGCGGTCGCCGTCTTGGTGCTGATCGTCGTCCTGTTCCTGATCGACCTGTTCCTGACGTGGCTCGCGGCCAACATGGGGCTTGCCCCACCTATCGTTCAGGCGGTCAGTTTTGTGATTACGGTTGTTGCTCTTATTGCGCTGATCTTAGTCGCCGGAGACGCCCTCATCGGCGGCGGCGCGGAGATAGGTCGCCACCTTGGGCATATTCACGGTTGACCAGAAGCGGCTCTTGCTGATCGTCGTCGCCGGCGTCGCGCTGGCCTGCCTGCTGACGTGGCTCACGTCGCTGGTCTGGCCGCCGCCTCACCCGTTCTGGTGAACTAGACGACAGTCCCTTGGATTTGGACCGAGGTCAAAACCTGCGGAACGGCTGAGATCGCGACCCCGAGGGTAGCCGTAAAGGTTTGGCCGCCGACGGTCACGGACAGGTTCACCGTGTCGGCCCCCGGCGCCGTCGCCGCCAGCACAGCGGACAAGCCGTCCGGCGCGACCGTGAAGGTGTCGACCGGAGGCGTTGCCGGAGTGTCGGCCCAGGTCGGCGGCGAATCGGGGGTGGGCGTCGTCAGCATCGGATTCCCGTTGGCATCGAGAAAGAGAATCGAGCAATCGACGCTGTGGCCGACGTTTACTTGGATCATGAGACAAATCCTCCAGTGCGGATGAAGTTCTAAGGCGTAACCGTCAACCACTAGGATGACGTGAATGTTCCGCCTGTGATGGCGGTAACGATAGTGCAAACGGCGCATCCATTCAAACATTGAAATTCTCGAACCTCTTGAGGATCGCGTCAACCGCGGGGTGATTCGCTGTCGGCGACCCGAGCACCGTGATCCGCTGGCGGCGTTGCCGGGTCAGCGGAAGACAGCGCGGCCTTCAATTCTGACAATGTGTAAGATGGATACATTCTCGCGTCCGCGCGGGGCATCGGAAGCCTCACTCCCCCGATGACGCGGTGATCGTCGCCCCTAGTCAGCTTGGCGAACTCGTTGGTATTAGGCCGCGCCTGGTCACGGCGCGCACAGTAGGCGTCGATCCTGGCGGACAGTTTGCCGACGGCGTCACAGATCGCGTCAAGTTTCGTATAGAACTCATCGCCGCGCGCCGTTCGGTAAGCGATCGCTGCGGCTTGTTTGGGTGGGTGCCCGTGGCGGATTTCAGTCGCGATGTTGCGACTGATGACCTCTTGTGATGATCCCTTTTCTAGCGGCATCGTTTCACCTCGTCGCTTCGCGCTGCGCGATCGCGGCGGCGTGGAAGATCGCCGTCTGCGCGATTCGGTCGGCGATCATCGGGGTTTCTTCCTGGGTGAACGTCCAGGTTCCGTCCTCGTGGCGGATCACTTCGCAGTCGCCGGTGAGTTCGAGGTTGATCGGGAAGAAGAAAGCGGCGTTGGCGTCGCTCGGCGTTCCGGTCTTGAACCCGGCCTTGGCGAGTTTCCGGCGGAGCGCCGTCGCGATGAGCGTTTGCAACTCGCCGTCGGTGATTCGAAGCTCGCGCACCGCGACCTGCCCCCCGTTCCGGAGATGCCAACCTATAACACGTTTCCGGGATTCGTCACGATGGTTGCGCGAGACGCCGCGACCGGCCCTCAGCAGTGAGCGCAGACACCTCCGCGACCTCACACACTTCCCGGCGGCGCCTCGCGCTCCGCACAAATAGCACGGTCACGCGACCGCTTCCATAATCTCGTGGCGACGATGCCCGGTCGGCTCAACGTGCGGATCGGGCGGCGGGTTTGCGATTCGCCGGTTCTCCAGCCGCGCCAGTTCGCCGCGCGACCAAGCTTCCCATCCGTCCCAATCTACGCCCATCTCTTCCGCGCGCGCCTTTTCAGCCGGATTCCCGCCGTGCGTATGCGCGAAGTCGTAGATCGCTACTTTTTCCGCTTCGTCCGGTCCGCGGCGGTGGCGATCGATGAACGCGGCGATCAGTTTCAGCATGTAGAGGAATTCGCCATGCTCGTGGGCCCACCCCAATTCGGCCGGGTCGAAGGTTTTCCCCTTAATCGTGACCGCGCGCGGCAGCGTCCGGTCGACGTACAACCGATCGCAATCCTTCGAGACGACGAACATCCATTTGACGTCGTGGTCGCGGTCGACGGGGACCGGAATGTCGTTTTTTGGGACCTCCTTGTCGGTCGGGAAAATCGACATGCCGTGCCCGATCACGAAGTGCTTGCAGTGGCCGTGCGCGGAGATCGGGCCGGCGACCGCCGAGCAGGCGTTCTCCATCGTCCCGGCGCGGAGCCGGATGAACATCGTGCAACGCTGGCAGCGGGTGATCTTGTTCGGCCAAGTCGCGATGTATTCCGCCTCAGCCGGCGTCGATCGGTCCGAAACAGTTTTCCCGCGCTCGTCCCAGAACAACTGTAGTTCCCCCGGCATGTCCAGCCCGAGCGTCCAACGCGCGTAGCTCTCCGCGAAGACCTCCGCGGCGAAGCCGCCGTCGACGTCGCCACGTCGCGCGAAGCCCTTTAGGTGCGTAGGATTCGCCATCGCCACAAACGCCGACTCGCGGTTCAGGCCCAGGCGCTTGAAGGCTTCGTAGGCTTCCGGGTCGACCTCCTGGCCGCGGTGCCCGGCCTCATGGAGCAAGATGCGCATCTGCTCGGCGCGCGGCTTCTCGTAGAACTTCGTCTCCAATTCGATCTCGTCCTCGTCCTCGTCATACTTCGCGTGCCACTTGTCGCGGTCGGGGATCGCTCGGACTCGCTTCAGCCCGCGCAGATAACCGAGGCGGTCGAGATCTTCGGCCTTGTGGAAAAGGATCATGTTGTCCTGGAACGCGAAGCGGTCGTTCCCGTCGTCGGTCTCGAGCGCGTCCGCGCGCGCCTGACGCGCGGAGCGGACTTCCTCCCGTCCCTGGACGCTCGCCAGCGCGGAACTTCCCTTCGCCGTCAGCATGGTTTCGGGAAGGTCGCGCAGGTTGTAGAGCCAGGTGACGTAGCACCGGCAATAAGGTTCCTGACCCGCCGCCGTGATCTCGTCGTAGTAACCGGCACTTCCTTTTTTGACGTAGCCGGCGCGGTGGGCCCATGAATCGCGGACGAGGTAGACCTGCTCGTCGCGCTCCTTGTGTTCTTCCCGGTAGTCGTAGCCGGCTTGCCGCCAGTGCGAATGCCAGCGCCCGGCGATCGCGCCGCCGTCGCTGGCGACGATCTCCGACAGTGCCGCGGTCAGCTTGTGGCCCTGGTCGATCAGGACGCGGCGCTCCTCGAAAGGAAGCTGAGACAGCGCCTTGCGGACGTTCGCCTTGACGTCCCGCTTGCTCTCCGCCGAGATCCCGCCCGCGGGGATCGACGTCGACCAACCCTGGAAGCGCCGCAGCGTCTTTTCGATCGCCTCCGTCCGGTTGAGCTTGATCAGGTTCGCCGACGCCATGATGCGGCGATCCAGCTCATTCCGCAGCGCCGGCTTGATCTTCTCCAGCGTGAAGCGCTCGACGCCTGGATTGAAGCGGAAGACGCCGCCCTGGTCGACCATCTTGCGGTAGACCGCGGCGAGCGCGTCGCGGAGCTGCTGCTCCATCGACGCCGGGGAGACGAGGCTGCGCTCCGCCGCCAACCGAAGCTCGCGCGTCCAGCGGTCGATCCGCTCCATCGAATCGAAGCCATTCTCGACCAGGTCGTCGATCGCGGCGGCGAGAACTTCGGGGAAGGTCTGCGGACGGTCAGCCATGCGGTGGCACGATCATGACGTCCGCGATTCGTTGCAGCTCGTGGCAGGCTCCGACCAGCGCGCAGAAGATCGCGATCAAGGCGAGGTTGCGGATCACGCGCCGGCTCCCGGTATGAAGCAGCGTATGAAGTAGAGACTGCTGCCGTCGTCCGCGCAGGCGTCGGCGCCGGCGACGTGCGCCGGCGACTTGCAGATCGGCCAGACGATCGCCGGTCCGTAGCGGTTGGGCTCGTCCATCGTCGCGCGCTCGGGCACCAGCCACCACTCCCCCTTGTAGCGGACGCAGTAGCGCCCGTCGTAGTCCGAGGTCTCCTCCGAGAAGGACAGGACCGGCGTGTGGCGGCACCTCTGCGCGCCGACCGCGGTCCAGTCGACGTCCTTCACGGTCGCGCCGTCAGCATCGGCGCAGCATTGCTGGCCGTTTTTGTCCCTTAGTGAGTCGAACCAGCCCGACAGCGGGTCGTTTTTGCTGTATTTCCCATCATTCCTAGTGAGGACAACATGCCTGTCGAACACGACGCTGACACCGGACGAGCCGGCATAGCGGCCGTCGTCGCGCGCGCTGGCGGGAACAGAGCAAAGCGCGATCGAGAAGACGAGAGCGAAACGCTTCATGACGTCCTTGTTAAAGTTGCGGCCGCGCTCCACCGTTAAGGTGTCCGTTCGGCTTCGGCAAGCCGAGCGGCGACTGCTCCATCATCGCGACCAAGTCGCGCAGCTCGTCGTCGTGGAGCCGGCGCATGCGCTTCGCCTTGCTCGATTGCGCATCGGTCTTCGAGAACGGCTTCGGCGGTGCCGGTTCCTTTGGTTCCGCGAACTGCTGCTCCGGCGGCGGCTCGTATTCCGCGATCGCCTTCAGGTCGAGAACCAGCGGCGATTGGAACATGATCTTGTTCTGGTTGAGGATGTCCTGCGCCCAGCCGATCAGCGTCGCCTTGTTTTCCGGGTCCATCATCGGGCCGAAGACCTCGACCGTGGCGATGACGGCCTTCACGCGGACGTCGTCGGTCTTGACCTTCTCCGATTCCGGCTCGGTCAGCAGCGACGGCCATTGCGCCGCGAAGGAGGCCTGCCATTGATAGAAGGCGTCTTCGTAGCGCATCGCGCCGTATTCCGCCGGGAAATCCTTCTGGATCACCTGGAAGAACTCCTTGGTCCAGGCGCGGTGCATGGTGATGTTGTCCATGAAAACGTAGAGCGGCCTGATCTCCCGGCGGTAGCGGTCGACGAAGCCGGCGACGAGCTTCGAGTCTTCCGTCCCTTCCCCGAAGCCTTCCGCGAACGTCTCCTGCTTCAGCAGGATCGCCGGCATGTCCGCCGACGTCGCGATGTTCTCCAGGATGTTCTTCCGCGCCATGCCGTAGGCGCCGTCGATGTTCTGCATGTTCAGCGTCTCGATCTTCTCGTCGAGACCGATCGAGATCACGTTGCCGTTCGTCGCCTGCTGAACGAAGAGACGCTTCAGCCCCGCGACCTGCTGCATGATGTTGTTGATGATCGCGCCGGCGGCCTTCAGCATGGCGATGAAGACGCCCGCCTTCTTGGTGATCAGGTCGTCTGTCACCATCGACTGGATGAACGACTTCAGCGGGAAGAGCGCGCGCTGGAAGACGGAGCGGCCGACGAAGCCGAACGCCGACGTCGTGTAGGCGATGTAGACCGGGCGCTCGTTCATCACCGTGATCGAGCGCGAACGGTGGAACGGCTTCCCGGAGACCGCGATCGCCGTCATCTTCATGAAGTCGATCGACAACGGATCCTGGTTCAGCACCAGGCTTCCCGCGGTGTTCAGCGGATCGAAGATCGAGAACGCGATCTTCAGGTCGGGGAGCTTCCAGGCGTCGATCGGCTGATCCGGCGGAACCGCTTCGCAGACCATCGCCAGCGAGCCGATGCCGTAGGCGCGCGCGACGGACGCCGTCTGGTAGATGACCTCGTCGCAGTTGTCCGCTTCCCATTGCTTGATGAATTGATCGCGGACGCGATCTTCCGGACTCTTCGGGATGCTGATCTCGCGCGGCTGCGACTGCGCCATCGCGATCGGCGACTCGACCATCTTCCGTCCAAGTGGATGATAGAGCCATAGGGCCTTACAGGTTCCATAAGAGGGTTGATCACCGGGAACTATATCCGGCGAAACCAATAGATCAGTTAGGGCGTTACCGAGCCCCGATCCCTGAATATCAATATGGCCCATTTGCGGACCTCATTTCGGCATGTTCATCGGCGCTTGGCTGATACCCTTGGCGAACGCTTCTTTGAAGCCCTTTCGCATCGAAAAATGCGTCGCCATGTCCGCCATGATCGCCTCGGCCTCCATCTTACCGGTGACGCGGGCGATCGAGTTCAGGATCTCATGCGGCGGGATGCCGGAAAGCGAGACTAGCAGACCGCGAATCATCACGCCGAGCGGCGCCCTGATCCTCTCGTCGATGAGCGCATGGGCCTTGTCGACCTCGGTCTGCCCCGCCGGGGCGATTCGCTCCGCTTCGAGTTCAGGAAGCGATTCGGCTCCGTTCGCTATACCGTGTTCCGCCATCAGAATAGCCTCCGTTTTTGCGGTCGCGCGATCGGGAGCTGCCAGCCCCACAGGCATATCACCGCGCCGACGGCGATCATCATCAGGGCGGCGAACAGGATCGTGCCGATCATCAGAAGCCCTCCGCGTTGCCGAGCATGTTACCAGTCTTTGGCTCGCAAGTCCCACCAGCGATAGGAACTCGGGAGGCTTCTCTAAAACCCCTCCGCGTTACCTAATGCGACGGCACACCCGTAACAAAAGCAGTCAAGAAGATCGTCGTCGCGCCCGGTCGCCTTGTCGCCGATGCGGAATCCCACCACCTGGCCGAGCAGGTGATTGCGCGTTGTCTCCTTGTAGATCGTGACCTTGTCGTAGGCCGGGCGGGCGATCTTGACGAGCCCCTGATAGACGTAGCCGGATACCGAGATCGCGCGCTCATCCTTGCCGAGCGACGTCAGCTTCGATTCGATCGGGGTGACCGGCATCCGTCGGCGAAGCGCCTGCTGGATCAGGATCATGCCCGAGGCCTTGTCCTCGATCATGGCGCCGAGCGACCCCATGCGGGCCTTGCATTGGCCGGCGAGCACCTGAAGCCGCTGGAAGACCGTCGGGAGCCAGGTGATCAGCAAATCGCCCTCGATCTGCGTGCAGTCCCAATCGAGGATGACCAGGCTGTAGGGCGGCCCGACGACGCCGTCTACGGTGACGGGGCGGACCGGGTTGCGGATCACGGCGAAGAAGACGACGCCGGTCCCGTCGTTCGTCTTCCCGGTCTTCGTCGCCGAATCGATGATCGCGAAGACCGCCTCGCAGCGGAGCGGCATCTCGACCGGCTCGCCGTTGACCAGAAGATGATCGCGGGCGAAGAACGCCGCGCCGCTCCAGTCGACGAACTCGGCGAGATATTCCTGCTGGTAGACCAGAGGCGGCGTCATCTTCAGCAAGTTCTCGAAATAGACCTCGCGGCGGATCGTCCAGGCGGCGAGAGTTTCACCAGACTTTCGCAGCGGGATCAGCGGGTTCGACATCGTCGGCGCGTGGAAGTCGCGGAAGCCGTGGCGCGGCTCGTTGCAGAGCTGCCACATCAGGTTGTCCGGGTCGATCCCGTTCGTGTTCGACATGACGATCGCGGAGCCGTCGAAGTCGAGCAGCGTCGGCTCGATCGACCGCTGCCAAGTCTCGATCGTCTTCGGCTTCGTGAAGGCGCCCTCGTCGACGATGATCCGGTGATACTTTCGCGACCGCCCGGCGTTGTCGTCCTCGAGCGACCAGAACTCGACCTTGCCGCCCTTGATCGTTTCGATCATGCCCTCGGTTTTCGACGACCGCTTTTTCACCGATTCGATGAGATCGACGATGACGTTGTAGGATTCGGCGAGCCGTTTGTGCTCAGGGGCGAACCAGCCGACAAGGCGGCCCTTGGCGGCGTCGCTCGCCGCGACCGTCTCGCCGAAGACGTTCTTGCCCCACCGCCGACCGCATCGTGCCGCCTTGCGCTTCCCCGACATGCGGAACAACTCGACTTGCTTCGGGTGCAGCGTAGGGAGCGTAACCCGCGCGCGCGTCAGCGTGGGCCCCGGCAGATCGCCGTGGAGCATGTCGAAGGGCGTTTTCTGCAGCATCAGTGTGTTTCGGCGCCGGATCGGGACCCCAGTCGAAATCGACCTACCACGTAATCCGAAATACGAGTAGTGTTGGGGTCACGATCGGCGCCGGTTGGGACCCCATCAGATTCGAGATCCGCCAACAAAGTCAGACGGATAGCAGAAACGATTAAGGGGTCCCGGTTCGGCGCTTATTCACAGCATCAGCGGCAGCTCCACTCATCGACGTAACACAGCAGCGCCCACGCCGTTTCTTGCCTAAGATGCGGCGACCACCTGATCGCCAGCGCGGACAACGCGGCACCTACGACGATGGCGGACGCCAGGACGACGACAGAAGCCTTGGCCTTGGCGATCAGGCGCTTGTGAGTTCTTTTCCGCATCATGGTCGCGTCGGGTTTCCTTCCTCGTCATAGCAGCCTTCAAAATCGTCCTCGTCGTCAAAATCGCCGCACTCACCACCGCATGTAGGGCATGGGATTTCGTTTTCGCCGCAGACACATAGATCGCCGCCGCAATGGCAATCAACGAACCCCGTGTTCTGACAGGTCGCGACTACCGGCAGATCGCGCTCGCGGCGGTCCGGCCTTGACAGATGGCTCAAACTCCGAATCATGGAGGCGCAAGACGAACCATCGCCCCGCTGGCCCGGCTCCGGGTTAGTGCGGGGACTGGAACTTTGAAGCCGCTTGGGCCTGCCAGCCCGGGCGGCTTCGCTGATTCCAGTGCAATAGCCGGGACTAACCATCGTTCACCGCCTTCGGTAGCGGCGCCGGTTCCTCGGACTTCGGCGCCTCGATCTCTTCCGCCTTCCCTTCGATCACCTTGACGTCTTCCTTGCTCAGGCCGCCGTCCTCCGCGTCCGGGAGCCCGCCCAGGATCTCGATCTCCGTCACGATGGCGGAGCCGACCATCACCGCCGACAGCTTCGGGCTCTCGTAGGACGCCGCGCCGAGCGCGGTTTCCACCGCCAGCTTTCCGTATTCTTTGAACCGCGCCTCGTCGAAGTGCTTGTTGTCGTTGTCCATGATCGGACGGCCGCGCGCGTCCTTCACGACCTGGTTGTTCTCGTCGCGGCGCTCGTGCCATCCCGAATACGGTTGATGAAACGCCGATATTCCAGCGAACAGTTGCGCAAAGTCGAACGCGATCTCCTTCATTAGCTTCTTGCCGGCGGTCTTCGCCGCCGCGACCTCCGCGGCCGCGCCTTCCGCCCTCAGCCGATCGAACTCCGCAAGCCGCTCCATCGCGAGCTGAACCGCGCGTTCCCGCTCGGCCGTCGACTTGTTGCGGCTTCCCTTCTTCCGACCGCCGCCGGGACGCGCTCCGCCTCTTGGCATGAGGGTAGGGTAGGTTTGATTTCCAGAAATATCAAACGATGCTGATCCATCTAGCGGGTGTCAGCATTTGTGTGTGTTAACCGGATAAGCATGGATCAGAATTTAGAGATCCTCAGCAGCGGCATTCCGCGGCTTCCGAGGTCGCGGATCAGGTCATAGTCCCATCCGCTTTGTAGACCGCGCTGGTTGTCCTTTAGGCGGGCAGCGCGCT